GCTCTACCGTGGGGGCTGGCAAAATACTGCAAGTCGTCAAAAATGAAATCACTTCAACGTCAAGCTGGACAGGTTGGAATGATGTTATCACACAAGCAATTACACCATCGGCGACAAGCTCAAAAATACTGATACAATTCAGCGGAATGTTTGGTTTTGATTATCGATATGCGGCACTGCGTTTATATCGTGATTCTACTCAAATAGCAAAAGGTGACGCAGAGGGAAGCAGGACACCTGTTTTTATTGCATCATTTGCAACTCACGAAATATCAAATCAACTTTATATTTCTGAAAACCTTTCTGGCGTTCATTTAGATAGCCCATCTACAACCAGTGCTATTACTTATAAAATTAATGCGGGTCATATACACGCAACCAATCGCACATCATACAACAACAGACCTGTGTATGATGGAAACCAAATTTATTTTTCTAGAGGCACAACATCTCTAATTCTGACGGAAGTAGCGGGGTAAAAAATGCCATACATAGGAAAATCGCCAGAGTTCGGAGTCAGGCAAAGATACTATTTTACCCAATCAAGCGGGGGTGGCACATCTGTTTCAGGCACAGATGATAATGGCATTACGCTGAAATTTTCTGACGGAAATTTTGTTGATGTTTTTCTCAACGGCGTTTTGTTGGTTGATGGGACGGATTATGGCACAAGCACAGCCAATACAATTAGCAACCTTTCAGCGATGGCAAGCGGCGATGTGGTCGAGGTTCTGGTTTATGATGTTTTCAATATTGCCAAGAATCAAGCAGAGGTAACACGCACAAGATATTACAAAACCGCTTCAGGTGGCGAGACGTCGATCAGTGGAAATGATGATAGTGGTGTAGCAATTCAGTTTGAGGCTGGCGCACAATTAGATGTTAGTTTGAATGGTGTGTCACTTGTAGCGGGGTCAGATTACAACACAAGCACAGCAAACACCATTAGCGGTCTTTCAGCCCTTACCGCTGGCAATGTGATTGAGATAGTAAAGTACGAAAAGTTTGTTATTAGTGATACGGTTAGCAAGGCGGCTGGTGGCACGTTTGGCGGCGCGATAACCGCTACATCATTTAGCGGTGATGGTTCTGCATTGACTGGTGTTTCGGCTGGTAAGGTATTGCAGTTTGCATCTGATCAATCCGCAATAGGCAGTGGCTCTACTAATATGCCGCAAGATAATACCACACCTACAACTAGCGAAGGCACTGAAATTTTTTCTCTTGCTTTCACGCCGACAGCGGCTACCAGCAATCTTTTAATACAAATGAATTGTCAAATGTCTTCCGCTAATAACACCGTGTATATAGTTTGGGCTTTATTTGAGGATAGCACTTGTATTGGTGCTTGGTCTAATACTAGCGCCCACAGTAATAGTGGGTGCATAATAAATTTCAATATTGTTAGGGCGGCATCTTCAACAAGCGCAAGGACATATAGCGTAAGGGCTGGCCGTTCTAGTGGGACATCTGGAACGTATTATTATGGGTATGTGACATCAAATAGTTATGGGCAGTTAAATCAAAACTATATGACAATACTTGAAATAGGAGCATAGCAAATGCAACACGAAGCAATATATCAACTTTATGATAACGTGGTAAAAATAACTGGTAGCGGGTCTGATGCAGTAGCTTTGGATAAAGACGACAAAACAGTATCTTGGGATACTGATGCCGTGGCGACAAAGCAAGCGGAGTTAGAGAAAGCCGCTGACCTTGAGGCGTTAAGGGTAGAGCGAACCAGATTGTTATCCGAAACAGATTGGTGGGATGCGTCAGATACTGCCGATATGACGGATGCACAGAAAAAATATCGACAGGACTTGCGTGATATTACTAAAACATATTCATCACTTGATGATGTGAAATGGCCTACTAAGCCATAGGGGTAAGGGATGACACAGGCGAGGACATTAGCTGATCTTGCGGCAACTGGCGGAACTGCTGGAAGCGAGTATTTTCAAGTGAGGCTGACAACAGATGTCACAGGTTTAGCATCTGGTAGCACCCATGTGGTTGATTTTGGTGGCAGTGGTACTGTTGATTTTGATACCGCATCAAACTTTGATACATCAAATGACGCGTATCTTCTGGATAGTAGTTCTGGTGTTTACATGATTTCATTTAGCGTGGGGTTGAGGGCAAACACTATAACTAGCGAAAATATTGCAGTGCCAGGCGCATCTGTGATGGTCGCAACGGATGGTTCAACTTATGTTGCTCTCAAAGGGGCGGCGGAACAGACTCGTGATAACGCCAGCAATGATGTGGGTAGTGTCATATTGAATAACAGTTTTATATATAAAGCCACAACGGCTACCACCAAACTAAGGATCAGTGTTTATTCTGCACAGGCAGGTTCTAACGCCTACAATATTGAAACTGTTGTGCGGGGAATGTTGCAAAATAGCACGGGCGACCCTGATGACGGAAATGTCACATTTTTATCTGTTATGAGGATTGCATAGGTGAAAACATGAGCGGATTAACCATTACAACAGCCCCACAAAATGAGCCGTTAGATGCGGCTGAAACAATATCATATTTGCGGGTAGACTCAGGCGTGGATACAACACTCATCAACAATCTTATCAAAGCGGCGCGGTTCTGGGCAGAAGATTACACAAATAGAACACTGCTCACTACTGTTTTTACTTTGTCATTAGACGCCATAGGCGAGGTCGATACGCCGTTGAAAGAGGGGTTTCATACTGGGTATTCTGATACACCAAGGGTCAACTATATTGAGTTGCCGCGTTCACCAGTGCAGTCTGTGACCAGCATAAAATCATTTTCTGATGATAACACAGCGACGACCTTAGCGGCATCAAATTATTTTGTGGACTCTGTGCGAGTGCCAGCAAGGGTTGTTTTGCGAGATGGCGGCACATGGCCCACTGATTTGAGAAATGCTAATGGCATCGAGGTCTTATACACAGCAGGTTATGGAGATGCTAGATCAACAATACCTGAGCCTATTCGAATCGCAATGTTAGAGTACGTCACACATCTTTACGAACATAGAGGTGATGATGAGGGCAGAGCATTAAATCCACCTGCGCTAATAAAATCTTTGCTACAGCCCTATGTCATTATGCGGTATGGTGTCTCACCATTTAACGGAGGAGCCTACATTGCCTATCGGTAAGATGCGAGACTCATTGCAGTTGCAAAGTAAAGCCGCCAGCGCAGACGGCGGTGGCGGTTCATCTGGGGCGTTTTCTACTTTTGCTACCACATCTGGTCGGATTGAGGCACAGGGAGGAGCTGAAAGATTTTTTGGCGATCAAAATGAAGCAAGAACAACGCACAAGATTACTATTCGTCATCGCCGTGATCTGACCGTAGCACATCGCATATTGCATTCTTTT